TGCCTGTGCGGCTTCTTGCATTGCTTGGTCTTTCAAGTCTATGACTTTGAGTAATTTTGCTGTTTCCGATTTTTCATTTAGATAACTAGACGAATATTCTGCGGCAAAAGCCTCGAATAGTTTACGTCCAAAGTCAGCGCGACGAGCGGCTTCGATGTCTTCTTTCAATGTTGTAATTTCAGAACGTAGTTCTTTAGTTACAACACCTTCAACCATCTTAGCGGCACGTTGAACAAACTCTTGTTTTACCTTCTTGATTTCTTCACGACCTTCGCGAACTAAGCGTACCTTAGTTTCAGCTAGATCCTTTTTATCTTGCATAAACTCTGTAATTTCTTGAGCTAGAGCCTCAACTACGAAAGTTTCTAATTTGCCAAATTTACTTGCCATTGCTACTTGATCTTCGTGCAATTCACGAACTTCAGAAGCTAGTTGACGTGTAACAAATTCCTTCATTACACCAGCCATCTTCTTCTTTTCTTGAACTAGCTTAACTTTCATTTCAGCTAGTTGACTACGATCATCGGCAAACTCAACAATCTCAGCCGCTAATTGTTCAGAGATCATGCGATCTACTGCTTCAATCATGGTGTTTTTGTCGTGTTCGTATTTTTGTGCGAATTCTTCGCGTAATTGTGTAGCAACTTGTGTACGAGCTTCGTTGATACGATTCTCGAAAGCGGCTTCAATTGACTCTTTGATCTCTTCTGAAATCACATTGTTTTCAAATAAAGATTTTAGTGCATCCAACATGTGATTCTCCTTATTATTGGAGTTTGCTTATTATATTCAATAAGCTCTCTTTGAGATATTTCTGTGCCTTAGGATCACCTTTCACCTCTTGCGCTATACGCAAGGCACTTAATCCACCGCGATTATTCATCAGGTGTTCATAAATTGGTGTAGGATAAGCTCCAGGAGCACTAGGTTGAGCTACCATATCTACTGTGATAATCTCAAAATCTGATACTTCACCGGATCCGTCATCTCTGACGTTTCCAGATCCGCGACTTGAAACACCTAACTTAACTCCGCTTTCCAGCATTGTACGAATTAGTTGTCCCATAGGGGTTGGTAAAATTTTCAGTTTACCGTAACCATTAGGACCGTCCATCCACATATTAACTATCATGTGAGACACACGGTCCAGGTTAATTTTTAGATCATCTGGATGATCTACTTCTCCGAGAACTGAATAACCGTTTTGAATCTGATCGTTTAGGGTTTTGACAGCCTTGCCAATCTCATTCACAGGGTAAACACGCTGGTTAGCGTTACGAATACCGCCCTGGATGCAAATCCCGGACATGTATAAGTTTTTCCCATCTTTGTCATCAGACTCAACGATCATTTTTGCTTCGTTGAAACTGAGATTCTCTCGGAGGTATAGTGACATATTTTAGTATAGTCTCTGTTTATCTATTAACGTACACGCTTGCTAATTGTAGATTTAGCGTTTACTTCTTTCTCAGCAACGCCTTTCTTCTCAGCACCGTGACCTGGTTGTTGCTTTTTAAATGCTGATTTACCAGCATCGCTACCAGGACGATTGTGTACATTCATACCAGCTGTTAGGTCGCCTGTTTTAGGACTAGCTAAACCACCTGCTGTGCCAGCTTTTGCTTCAGTATGAGTTTGAGCAATGTTAGCTGTTGTGCCACCCATGTCATTCTTCATGTTATCAATTGTTGACTTGGTGTTTGTACCGTTGTCGCCATGCTTTGGTAGTGGAACTTTGTTAACATACTCATTTACATGATGATGAACGTGGTGCATAATGCCTTCCTCTTCTTCCTCTTCATGCTCTGGGCCACTAAGTTCAGCTTCTAAATCATGCATAGGCATGCCGTCACCGTGGATTCCTGGCTCGTTTTCTTCTTCGTGTTCTTCGCCTGACAATAGTTGTTCAAACTCTGCCTTTAGGTCTTCTAATGCATCTTCTAGATCCATTACGCGATCTTCGATGTCTTCGTCATCGCTTTCGCTGTCTTCAGCATCTTTTTCGATTTCTTCAGCGTCATCTTCTGCATCTTCGATGTCATCTTCTGCATCATCTAATTCGCTTGGTTCATCTTCTTCGCCGTCGTCACCATCGTCACCTTCTTCGCTGTCGTCGCCGTCATCTTCGCCGTCGTCTTTACCGTAAGGGTTACCTTGGTCTTTGCTAAAATCTGATTCTAGTAATTCTTCGTAGATTTCGCGGCTTTTGCCTACTACGATATTGTGGAAAATCTCTTTTGCTGATTCCTGATCTTCATTAATCAAGGCTTCAAGCATTGCTTCAAATTGAGCGCGGTCAGTCATGTTTAGTCTCCTGTGAATTTTGTGTTACAAGGCTGTAGTATATTTACACTAATATTAAAAAACTAGTGCAATATAGACGAAAAATAGTCAGTTTTGACTATTTTTGTAAATTTATCCGGCAGGAGCTGGTGGAGGAGCTGAATACATGGAGTGAATAAAATCTAATTCACTTTCTTGTTCTAGTATATGAGCTTCACTACTCTTGCGTAATTCGTTAATTTGTCTAAGAGTTAATCTTGTTTTTCTTGTATCATCTCTGTGCAACATAGTATCATCGCGACTTGGTTCATAACGCAAATCGTTAGCTACGTGACGTGTGTCAGGATCGATATAAAATAATTCTCTTAAAATCATATTGTATTTATGCTCCCGGTGCTGGAGCTCCGCCTGGAGGTGCGGCTGCCGGAGGTGCGCCTGGTGCGGCTCCTTCGCCTTCTGTACCACTTGTATCCATATCTTCTGGAGCTGACATATCGCCTGCGGCACTAGCATCTGCTTCTAATCCGCTAGCACTAATACCTGCACTACGCAATTCTCCAGCGGCATCAGTACTAGATGGCTGTCCTTTACCATTTTCTTCTGCCCACATACGTTCATTTTCTGCAATTTCTTCAGCTGTTAAGCCTAAGAAACGCTTCATAGCAAAGCGTTTTGACACAAATGGTATTGCTTGTACTGTGTTGAATGTGTTAATCCGTTCAGTATCTATAGCGGCCTGACGTGAACTAGCAAAGTTCATTGGAGGATTGAATACTAATTCAAACAAACTACTGTCAATGTTTAAACCTTTACTGTGCAAGAACATTTTAAATTCTTCATCAAAGGTACTTGTTAGTAAGTATTGTAGTCTTTCGCAGTATTTGTTAAAGCGTAACTCTTGAATATAAGCAGTTCCTACGCGACCATCATTAAAATTGCTTTGAGAATCATCAGATCCTGTGGGCAAATAACTACTTGGAATACGTAATCCACGGAATAACTTGTTAGTAAAGTACTTTAAGTCATCAATTTCGCCAATATTCTTACCGCCTTCTAGCATTGTGACGTCTGATCCTTTGCCGTCTGCTGTTTTAGGGAAGAAATAATCTTCATTAATGCTTAGAGGGTTGTATGCAGAGTCTATGACGTTCTGTCCGCCTCCTGATTGTGACGGAATACGGCGTTGGTGGATTTCATTTTTAACACGTTCTACAAATGCCATAGCCAAATGACTTGGCATATTGCCCACGTCGATGTGGAAAACACGTCGTTCTGGAGCACGTTGTATACGATAGATAAGGATTGCGTCTTCTAAAAGTTCTTTTTGCTTGTAAACTTTATAGATATTTTCTAATAAACTGTTACCAAATGGAAAATTTTGATCTAAACCTTCGCTTAAACTTAGATGAACCATGTGTTTAGCATCAATTGCATTTTCTTTATACTGTAATCCAAAGCGATTGCTACCGCCAGCACCACTAGCACCACCTTGACTTGCACCTAAATAGCCACTTGCAGGTTGTGGACCAGCTTGTCCACCACCCATTCTTGGACTAATGTTAGTGGTAATTTGTGTAGCAACTAGACTTTCAAAGTTAGGAGCAAGATCTTTTACAACATATTGTTCAGGTTTTTTACCTTCTGATTCGTTTACAATAACTTTTACAATGTGTTGTGCGTCTACATAACTCCATTTTTGATTTTCTGGATCACGAATAAAGAATGCATCACCATATTTGAATACATTACGCACAATACGGAAAATACGTGTGTCAAACTTTTGTAATTTATTCCACTGCTGTAAGTATTCACCTAAGATTTTAATTTCGCTGTTAGTAGCTTTGTGTCTCCATTTAACATCAAATGGGCTATTTGAATCTTTTAATTTTTGTGTACAAAATTCTGCTAAAATATCTAAGGCCGCGTTAACTTCAGGATCTGAATCCATTACTTCATACTGTTGATATCGTTCAATACGATTTGGACTACCAGTATAAACGTCTGGTAAGTAACTGCTGTAATTTGTTCTTGCTGGACCCGGTCTGGTTCCAGAATTTAAACCGCTAATTGGGCTTAAAGAACCGCCGTTTACTTCTACAGGGGTAAAATATTTTTTCCAACTCATGTATCGATGTCCTTAATTGAACTTGTTGCCTGTCAAACTCTTAGTGGCTTTAACTTGTCTATGCGCGGCATCGGCAGTATCGGCACTGTGGCTAACTAGTCTATCTATACTTCTATTTAAGTGAACTAGCTGTTCCTTAAGGTCTTTCATGGTTACATCTGCTACTTTAGCACTGGCTTTTTGTTGTTCGCCTTCATGATGTTCGGCTGGGTTATAAGTAGGTTTCTTTTCTTCTGGTTTTGGAGCAGGCGGTGGAGGCGGAGTTATTTTTGGAATATCCGGCATTTTAGGAGCACTAGCGTTAGGTAATTGTATACGCTCCATTGGTTGCATATTTCCAACTTGTTTTACTGCTTTTGATAACTCTTCAGGCGACATGTTAGCTTGATTTTGTTTAATCCACGCAATCATGTCGTCTTGAGTTTTAGGAGCACCATTTAATCCCTGTGCGCCTCCCATGCCTTTCATCATATCGCTGACGTTTGGCATACCTTTCATCATAGGACTTATTTGTTTTTGCATCTGATCAATCATTGGAGTCATTTGCTTTTGCATATCACCCATCATTGGAGTCATTTGCTTTTGCATGTCTTCGAACATAGGAGTCATTTGCTTTTGCATTTGATCCATCATTGGAGTCATTTGCTTTTGCATGTCCTGTGTTGTCTTTTGAAGAATTTTTTGCATTTGATCTTTAGTAGCAACTGTTTCTTCACCGTGTAGTGTTGCAGGCATAGCACTACCAAAGTTTTCAAACATACTGTTAAAATTGCCGCCTGATAAGAACCCGTCAATGCCAGGAGATCCATCTTTACGTTTAATTCCAGTGTTAGGATCGTATCCTTTAGGTGCTGATGATTCAGTTTTAGCTCGGTCTAATCCAGTAGCTTCTTTAATACCAGTTGCAATTCCGCCAGGTTGATTTATTTTAGCAGTAGTATCAGTAATTGCTTTTTGAAATTGTCCCATCGCAGGCAATAGTTGCTTGCCTACGTCTTCATTTACTTGCACTAAATTTTTATTAATAGCGGCAGTAGCAGTTCCTAGCGCATTTTCTGCTTTATTAATAGCTGTAAAAGGCGCGGCACCTTCTTGACCTTTTTGCGTCGTTGGCTTTTTAGCTTCAGATGCAACCATGGCCATGATTTCTGCTTCAGATTTGCCTTTATATTTTTCAAATTCTTTATCGCCAGCATTAGCTTTTGCTTTAATGTTGGCTGCTTCCATCTGCGAATTATATTCTTTGTTTTGGCTGACCATATCGCGTTGAGCATCGCCGACTGGTCCTGTTAAATTGTTTACACTTTCAACAAATTCCTTAGTACTTTGATACTGAGATATTTCAGCTTTAACACGATCCATGTTAGCTTGTGCGGCGGCCTTTTCACTTTCAGTTCTTGCACTTTGTTGTTGTCTAACGGCAGCTTCAAAATCTTTACCTGCTGGCCCTAAAGCTGCCATTGCGGCCATGCCTTCTTTAGTTCTTACACCACCAGTAGAAATTTCACCAGCCAAGTCCATAACTCTTGGACCTAAGGTGTTTAATTGTGTTTGTGTTTTAATGAATTGCTCACGACCTGTTTCGTCCATGGTACGTAATGTAGCCATGACGTTAGCTTTATTCAATTGCTTTTCAATGTCGTCTTGTTGCTGTTGTTTACTCTTACCAGTTAATCTGGCCAGACTATCCATTTCATCTGCTAATTGAATAGTAGACTGAAGTGCCATGTCACGAGATGCCTTGTCTTGCATAGTACCAGCTCTCATGTTCATAGTAGAAAGTCTAGTTACATCTGCAAAATCTTGCTGACTCATGCCAGCATCTTTTAATACTTGTACAGTTTGATCATTACTATTTTGAATGTCAGCAGTAAAATTTAAAAATGCTTTAGCGCCTTTATCCATGCCCATGCCCATGCCGCTAATTTGCGTTGAGCTCTTCTCGAGCATTTTACTCCAACTATCAAGATTTAATCTAGCACCAAAAATAGCATCACGAGCTTCGCCCATGTTACCGCCAAAGGTAACACCCATCTTGCCAGTTTGTTGTAAGTTAGCCGCAGTATCTGTAGCAATACCAGACATAGTAGTAAAGGCTTTACCTAACGTACCACCGGCAACTGGAATAACACCACCAATAGTGTCTCCCATTAGATTTACAGCATCTTTAACTTTGAATGTGCCATTGGTCAACTGACCCATAGCATCAATGCCTTTATTAACTACGCCAGCAGTGTCTGGACCGCCGCTAGAAGACTTAGCCGCAGAATTTCCACCGCTTGATCCGGCAGAAGATTTTCTATAACCTTCCATCAGCGTATTAAATTCTTCTTGATCCATTATTTTTTCCTAGAAATATGCGCATATAAATACTACATATTATATTTATCTGGAGTAAAATATGCCCCAAAATCCCTTACAACAATATTTTAGACAACCTAAAATCTTTGTTAAATTGCCTAGCCAAGGTGTTTATAACCAGCCAGGTGCAATAACAGGCGATGTAAACAATATGCCAGTATTTGGTATGACTGGCATGGACGAAATTCTAATGAGGACTCCAGATGCGTTACTATCCGGAGAAAGTAGCGTTAAAATTGTACAAAGCTGTTGCCCCGGTATTAAAGATGCCTGGGACATGTCTATATTAGATTCGGACATGATGTTTACAGCTATTAGAATTGCTACTTACGGCAATTTAATTGATGTTACACACAAATGCGAACACTGCTCTGCAGAAAATGACTATGAATTAGACATTACTAAATTTATAGAACATTTTAGCAAATGTGTATACGATAACAAATTAGTATTAACAGACTTGGTCATTCACACACGCCCGTTAACTTATCGTCAAAGCAATGATATGAATTTGAAAAACTTTCAACTTAGACAAAAGTTAAGTCAAGTCGAAGGCATAACAGATGACGAACAGCGCAAACGTGTATTCGAAGAAATTGCTATCGAGCTTGGTAGCATACAAAATGAAATTGTGTTAATGACTATTGAATCTGTAGAAGTAGGTAAAACAAATGTAACAGAACGTAGTTACATTGCAGAATGGTTAGTTAACTGCGATAGAGATATTTTTAGTAAAATCAAAGATCACATAGACACTAACAAAGAAAAATGGACATTGCCTACATTTCCTGTAGAATGTGCAGAATGTCATCAAGCAACCAATCTTAATATTTCTATGGATCAATCGAATTTTTTCGTTCGAGCCTAATCGGATTACCAGCCTCAGAAATTGAAGAAAAACTGGTTAGGCTTGATAAGGAAGTAACACAATTCAAAACAGAACTAGCAAGAATAAGTTGGTACATGAGAGGTGGTGTCAGCTATAATGATTTAATGGATCGTTATAGTCATGATGACCGTGTAGTTATGCAGGCCATTATAGCCGACAACATGGAAACTACTAAAAATACCGGAATGCCGTTACTTTAATTTTTATATCTACGCTGTCCAGTGACAGAGTTATATTCTTTAGTAGGATCTCCGGGAAGATCTAACCATTGTCCAACACCTGATGCAGTCATAGTTGGATCACTACCGCTTCTTGTTGGATCTCCGGGCTGTGTAGCTGGAGTAGTAGCTGGTTGACTAGTGGAGTCAACAGCAGTATTTGTTTTAGCATCGGACTGCTTGGTAGGTTCGTCTACTTGCATGCCCATTTGTTTCTTGATAACATCAGAAATGTTAACACCAGCTGTACCAATTACTTGGTCAACAGTTCCTTCTAATCCCCAAAATTTTAGTATAGGACCAATAACAGGAATACTTGTTAGGTCGTATAGTGCGGCACCTACTAGATATTTGTTACCTGATGTAGCTAGCCAAGTTAAAAATGCGGCACTAGCAACTTTGTCTAAAGTGTATAATGGTTTAACTAGCGTACCTAGTAATGGAACTTTAGTAAAGAATTTTAGTAAACCCATTTTACCAGCTAGAATACTAGTGCTGGCCAAGTCAGCACCAAGAGATACAATTAGTATGCTCATTTCTTTTTGATGCACATAATCAAAATTGTCTTTAGTCCATTCACCTGACTCTAACTTGTCGTGTGCTTGGCTCATGGTGGTAAAATATCTATACAAAGGACGAATAGCGCCAGCAGTAAATCCAAATACTAATAATGCATCTACAGCCAAGCCTGCTAGTTTTGTAGCTTTACCGGCTAGTTTACCAATAGCATCTGCGCTTTTGGTCAAGGCATTAGCTCCCTTAACAGCACTTGCGGCAATTCCACTACGATTCTTAGCGGCTGCTCTAACTACTTGTTTAGAACCTGTCTTAAATAGTTTTCCAAAAGCACTAGCAACAGGAGCAGGAACTCCTAACTCATTTATTGTTGTAGTTTCTTTAGAGATTACTTCGTAAACTTTCATATCTATCCTTAGTGATGTATTTATTCGGGTTTAAAGAAGAACTACGTTCTTCTGTTCTTCGCTTACAGCTCGAACTTATTTGTTTTTTTTAAGAACTATTATAAACGCGAAGCGTTAAGATATTATCTAGATTGTTCAGTCACACTTTGCCCTGGCGGGCAAAATGAGGACATTATCTGAGTTGAACAATATCACCCTTACGTTTAAGCATTACAGAGGCGGTCATCCGGTACCTCGAGCTTAGTCTTTATATGACGGCAGTCTTTACAACAACGTAAAACGCTGTAAAAACCCGTAGTTTTTCTCTACTCTTTTAGCCTTATTCTCCTACTTACACATTAAACCAGTTATAGGCATATCTGATCATCGTCCGGTTAAGGATAGTAATGTATAACTCTGTCACCAAGCAGAACTACCTTACCGCCACACATCAGAGCGGATTTTGGGCACAATATCAACGCCTGTGCGGGCTTATTTGGTGATTAAACGGCCTGTTTTATTAAGACTTGAGTATATGTGAACCATGTACACGCACTTGGATATGGCCATTATAATAGTCATTTGATTCAAGAACTCTGCGTGA